CATCTGATGGATCACTTTCAAAATTTAGTAAATACAAAAACTGCTGGAGGTTCAGTTTATCTTGGAAAAGAAAAAGGTACAGTTAAAACTGAAGGTATATACATCAACGCTAAAGCGTTGGAATCAGATGACGGCAACGGATTTTTTGGTCAAATTAATCCACAAAAAATAGAAGGTGTTTCTAACTCACAAGGTCTGTTTTAAATTATTTACAAAAGGCATATGTTTCTAACTATGCCTTATATTTAAACAATGAAACCTGTTAGAAAATCAATCCTTAAATTACGTAAACTTAAGGAAATAAGACGTAAAAATTTAGAAAAGAACTTTCTAGAAATTCAAATGAAAGGTCAAAAACAATATGTTTTTATTAAAGAGAATGGTAAAGCTCAAGTAGTTTATGAAGAAGGTCGTTGGGTTTCAGAACATATAAGAACTGCTGTTCTTAAGTTTAATTATGAAATAGATAAGATTGATAAATTATTAGTAAGAGATTTTACTGATAATGAAATTAAGGAATACGAAAAAACTTTTTTATCGGATTAGTAGGTTTCTTTTTTTCTTTCCTCATTTCTCTGACTACTCGATCAGATTCCATTTCTATAAGTCTATTTAAAAGCGAAGCCATAAAAACATCTTGATCAAATTTTTTTCTAAGCAAGTGTGTACAATATCTCTTTACGTTATCTAGATCATTAGCTTGCATAATCTCTCTACATTGCATTTCAACCTGTAATTCCATCTCTGGAGGTGCAGGTTCTATATCAATGTTGAGAAATTTAGTTATTTTCATTGAAGATTAGTAGTAGAACCTGGGAACATTCTTGCTTCAATAAATTCAACTGCTTGATCGTCTATCGTGTTGTCTGTTTGTTTAGCTATTGCTTTTAACAGATCAATAATTAACCTCTTCATTGCTTTGGATTTAATGAAGATAAGAAGAATAGGTTTTAAAATTTTTACCATCGGTTTTATGTGTTACTTTCCAAACATAGCTACTTTGCTAGTATTAGACAAGAATCTTAACTTTCATGGAAGATCAAGAACCTAGTAAAGTCGAAACGATTGTCAAAGTTTGTGTGCTTCTTTGGAGTGCAACGCTATTATCTCTCTCATACTATGAACCGCCATCTGGTAAAAAAATAGTTGACTTTGATCCAACTTTCATAGCCTCGATCTTTTCAGCATCTACAGCCTCACTGGGATTTTCGATAAAAAAGAAAAAAGATACTATAGTAGATAACAAGAACTCTAAAGTAGGTATCAAATGAAAAAACTATTTGCTTTACTTTTATTCGTACCATCTGCTGCATTTGCCGATATAAAACAGGAATTTGTAACTTCTGCACAAATAACTGTAGATATGCCCTTTGTAACTACTCAAAAAGTGGGTACGACATACTCTTTAAGCGGAAACAATATTACACCATCTGTAACTGTAGGAGATACCACAACATCAGGAAAGATTGGTGGGATCAATGTTGGCTCGTTAACTAATGGCGTTCCAGCAATGATCCAAACAGATACAACTGTAACCACAAGTGGCTCGGCCTTTTCAAAAACTGAGTCGGTGACAATGGGAGATGCGACTCCTTCTGCGGTAACTCCAAGTGCAGGAATTGCAGCATTACCAGTATTAGGCGGTACGACAACTGTGGCTTCTGGTGGTACAGCAGGAAACCTTGCTCTTACTTCATTAAGTTCTGGAGTTCATACCTGCACGGCTGGAGGATCAGGTACAAGTTGCATAGGATCTACTAAAGTTACTATTACGATTGACTAGACTTTGGCTGCTGGTTTTATTAGCATTACCTGTAAGAACACTTGCTGTTCCTATTGTGCCACAATTTCGCACGGGAACTTCTCAAACAACAAGTACATCTGAACAAGTAATAAATGAAACAATTACCAGCCATCAATATCGGACAGGGTACTCCTACTCAGCATCAGGACATAATATCGAATCTGAAACGGGATATATCAACCCTACTCCTACGACTACGAATGAACAGACAGTTGGAGGAGTAAACTTTCATTGGACTTCACCAAATTTAGAAGCTATACCTCGCTGGTCAATAACAAACGATGGAGCAGCTTTCTCTCTTCAAGAAACATTAATAACTCCAGGTCTAGACACAGTAACCACCATAACTCGTCAAATAAATACAAGCACAACCACAGAAACTACAACTACATTTGGACAATAGCTATAATCCTTTGCCCTGCAAGGGTTTTGGCTAATACTACAGTTGCATCTCCAAGCAGTAACGCACAAGGAGTAGTTAATAATAATGCAACCATGATAACTCCAAGTTCAATGCCAAGCTTTAGAATGAGTCAGGGCATAGTTTGTGCTTCTCCTAGCCTTACAATTACACCCTATGTAACAGATAGTTGGTCTTTTGCACTACCTAGAGAAACTATAACGAGAACACCCATCTATGACGAAGATACTGGAGAGATCAAATACTATTCAGAAATCCCTAGATTTGAAAAAGATACGTTTAATTTGAATTACGGAATCTCGGCTCAACTAAACATTCCATTAGGTAAGTCACCAGCACTTTGCCACGAAGCGACAGCAGTAAATATTGAAGCTCAAAAACTATTGATAAAGAAAACTAAAATGGAGATCAGTTTATATCGTTTAGAAATGTGCTCAAAAATGGCAAAGTTG